TGATTCTCAACACTGTCACAAATGACATTTATGACGGGAGTAAGGGGATAGAAGTATTGCCAGTATACTACAAAAGACAACTTGTAGAATGGCAAGACAGAGGTGAGAGTAAAGGAGCACCTGTAGCCATACATGATGCTACAAGTGATATTATGAGTAAAACTACTCGTGATAAATCTTACAAAGATAGATTACCAAATGGTAATTATATCGAGAATACTGCAAACCATTTTGTAGTTCTCTTAGGAAAAAATCCTACAACTGCTTTGATTTCTATGAAGGCTACTCAATTAAAAGTGAGTAGAAAATGGAACTCAATGATGATGGGGATTAGAATGCAAGGGAAAAATGGTGTATTCACTCCGCCAACATATAGCCACATTTATAAACTAAAAACAGTTCAGATGTCTAATGACAAAGGAACTTGGTTTGGTTGGGATGTGACGAAAATCGGTCCAGTAGCTGATAAAGCTGTTTATGCTATCGCTAGAACTTTTGCTGAACGTGTAGGGAAAGGCGAAATACAAGCCAAACCTGAAACGGATGAAGCCAAAAGGAAAACACTAAGTTTATAAAAACTCCAAGGAGTTGGGCGGGAGCGGGAGACTTAACTCGCCCATTAACTTATTATGAAGAAAGTGATTGAACAGGCGCCGAATACGTATGAACACTGGATAGATTCCGAAAGGATTATTATCCCTTGTTTAAAAGGGACCCCTATCGTTACCGATTGGAGTGGTCCAAATTTTAAAATAACGAAAGAAGAATGGAAAGCAAAATACACACACTGCGCAATTGGATTAAGACTAGATCAAGACATTGATTTCGATATTGATAATGAATTAGCAAAAAGATTTATAGAAAAATATGTAAGACCAGGAGCTTCTATTTCTGGCAGACCAAGTAATCCAAAAAGTCATTATTGGTGGAAAGGTAAATTAGATTTTAAACAATTTGTCCTTCCAAAAGAACTTAAAGAATATTATAAAAATTTTCCACATGGGGCCACTCTATGTGAAATTAGAAGTGGTAACAGCCAATACACTATAGTTCCTGAATCTTTACACAGTAAAGCTAATGAACATGTTAAGTGGGAAACTTATGAAGGTATAAACGAATACCCTGGTGACCTTAACTTGGACCTAAGGAAAGTGGCTCTTTCAACTGCATTATGTATTGTTTATGGATCTCAAGGACAAAGAGATGCTTTCTGCACTGCTGTTGCAGGGGTTTTAGTAAAGCATACTAAATGGACAGAAGAAGAAATTAATGAATTTGTTTATAACTTAGCTATTTTATCAGATGATAATGAAGCCGAAGATAGAGCTGAAAAAGGAACCAGTGTTAAGAAAGCAACTAAAAAATATGGAATGCTTAAACTTGCCGAAATCATTGGCTGTTCTGCAAAAGCTGTTGCAGAAATATTTAGCTGGATTGGCGTAGGTTATGAAACAGTTCAAGGAGCTGGAGTTATAGGAGAAATTTTAGAATATGGAGAAGATCGATACTTAGTACAAGTTAATGCAATGGTAGAAGGACAACCAAAAAAAGTAGAAATTATAGTATCAGGTCCAACCTTGATGAAGCAAGGACCTTTTTATGATGAAGTGATGAAACAAGCACAAGTGTGGATTCCTCAAATGAAAAAGAATGATTTTGATAAAATTATGAAAATGAAATTTGATGCCCGATCTTATTCAGATGATTATGTAGAAGAAGCTGCGGAAGACAATAAATTTATTAAATATTTCGAACAGTATTTAAATGCAAGACAAGCCTCTACAGATAAGAAAAGTTTAATAGAATATAAACGTCCACATTATAACCAAGAAAAACAGTTTTTAGAATTTAATTTAGGTAATTTTGAAGACTATTTAAATGAAGTAAAAAGAATAGATCTACCTAGAGTAGATTTAATTCTGAAAGTTCAAAGAGTTTTAGACGCCAAAAAAATAAAAGGGAAAAATGATGAAAAAAAATCTTTTGTTCGTTGGCGTATACCTAATTATGAAATTGCTCAAAGCAGTTTAATTATTGAAGGAGAAGCAGTAGAAATAAAGGAGATTACAGATGATAAAACCTAGGTTTGTGGTGGGTCCACCTGGTACCGGGAAGACGCATATTTTTTTATTAGAAAAGTACAGGGAATTTTTTAAAAAGTATGATCCTGATAAAATTGTATTAATTTCTCATACTAATACTGCGGTTAATGAAATTTTAAATGCCGCAATGGATGTACCAGAAATTAAAGAAAGAGGCTATCGAAGAAAATTTTTTGAAGATCGTATCTGTACTATTCATCATTATTGTAAAAAGAAGTTAGAAAGAAAAGAAGTATTTAATGAGCAAGACAATGAAGATTTTAAAAACTTATGCCGACTTCATATAGCTTTTGCTTATTCTAAATATGGCTCAGATGTTTATCGAGATCATTCTTTTTTTAAATTTATAAAAGCAGCATATGGTCACAACAGAACTCTTGAAGAGCATTGGCACCATTCCACTACTGATAGAATGGAATACTCACCTTACAATCTCACTCAACTACAAGAATTAAAAGGAGCGTATGAACAATATAAAAAAGATAATAACCTTTATGACTTCGCTGACATGATCACTAAATACAATGAGAAAAAAATTGAATCAGACATTCAAGTTTTAATGGTGGACGAAGCTCAAGATACGAATCGTCCTCAACTGGAAGCGGTATTTAAAATGGCTAAAAACGTTAAAGATGGCCATTTTTATATGATAGGAGACCCTGACCAAACCATTTTTGAATGGGCTGGCTCAGATGCAGAATATTTTCATAAAGCTTCTGCTAATCCTTGGCATGAGTTAACAGAAGGTAAAAGATGTGGAGCAGCTATCAATAAATTTTGTAAACAAATCATTGCTCCTATTTGGAAACATTATGGGTACACGAGAACCTGGTTACCCGCTCCAGGTATTGAAGGAGCCATCCATCCTCTACCGGATCTGCGCCCTTCTTTAAGTTTAAAAAAACTTTTAGACAAAATAAGAAATACTAAACAAACCTTTATTTTTGCATACAGAGGGAAACCTAGTGATAAAAGAATTAAACAATTTTTTCATGACTATGGAATAGAGTATGCTCATATCACAAGTTCAGCTCATGTATCTTTGAAGGAATTAAAATGTCATGATGAATGGCCTAGTTTTACAGAAGGAGCACCTAAAAGTTTAAAACAAATAAAAGATTTTTGGGATTATTTAGGTAGTCGAGCCATAGTTTTTGGTAAAGGTACTTTCAAATTTGAGGATTGGATCATTAAAGACTATACTATTGATGAGTTGATTGAGAAAAAACTTATCAAACCTGATGCAAAACTTGTTAAATATTTTGATTTACTACGAAAGCGCGCAAAAGGTCATGATGTTAAACAACATGATAAACGAATGCTGTACATTAGAAAGGTTCTAAAGAACGGATTTGATTTTGATGGAAAGATTAGAATTAAATATGGAAGTATTCATAAGATAAAAGGAACTACGTTTGATAACGTAGTAGGAGACCTTAGTTTATTTAGAAATAAACGAGAACCTCTATTTGTTGAATTAAGATTAAAGTACACAATGTTTAGTAGAGGTATTTATGATGTGTGGGTATTAAGATCAGAAACTGGAAAGGAGTTAGGAAGACATGGGACCATATGATAAGCAGATAGGTGGAGCACACTACTTAAAATTTAAAATTCAGCCAAGTGAGTTTGCAAATAAAAATAATCTTAAATTTGCAGAAGGCAATGCAATAAAGTATATATGTAGGCATGCAGATAAAGGAGGAAAGCAAGATTTGGAAAAAGCAAAACATTATATCGATATGATTATAGAAAGAGATTATCCGGATACACCTCATGTAAAACCATTACCTAAAGGTTTTACTCTTAAACCTTCGGGAGATAAAAAATAATGTGCACTGCACCAGAAGTTAATGATTTGGATTTAAAAGGAATTGATACTGTTGCTGTGGATTTAGAAACTTACGATCCAGATTTAAAAACAAAAGGATCAGGGGCTGTACGTAATGTTGGTTATGTGTGTGGCATAGGAGTATGCACAGGTAAACAAACATTGTATTTCCCTATTCGTCACGCTATGAGTGGGAATCTAGATCCTAAGAGTACTTGGGAAGCCTTAAATAAAAAGCTATTTCAAAACCCCAACATTAAGAAAGTATTTCATAATGCAATGTACGATGTATGTTGGATTAGAGCTGAAAGTGGACTCATGCCTAAAGGGAAGTTATTAGACACTATGATTGCTGCCTCAGTCATAGATGAAAATAGAATGAGATATACTTTGGATTCAATAAGTAAAGATTATCTCAGTGGAGAAAGCAAATACAAATATGATCTTCAAGATAAATCCCTAAAAGAGTATGGTATTAAAGATCCTCTCAATAGCATGCACAAACTTCCTTATAGTTTAGTAAAAGATTACGCGGAACAAGACGTTAAATTAACTTTAAAGCTGTGGAATATATTTGAGCCTAAACTAAAAGAAACTCTCTTTGTTAACCCAGAAGGAGAAAAGAAAAATTTAGAAAAAATATTTAAACTAGAGACTGATTTGTTCCCGTGCCTTGTGGATATGAAATTCAAAGGTGTTCGCGTGGACGTTGAAAAAGCGAAACAATTTGGCAACGAATTAGAAACAGAACGAGACCAACTTATAAAAGATATTCACAAAGAAACTGGAAGTAAGATAGAAATATGGGCCTCAGCCTCTATCAAAAAACTTTTAGATCAACAACAAATAAAAGATTACAAAACAACTCCCAAATCAGGAATGCCTCAACTTCCAAAACAATATTTAAGAACACATAAAAATAAATACTTACGTATGATAGCACGAGCAAGAGAATGTGATAAAGCAAAGAGTGCTTTTGTAGAAGGACTTCTAAGTTTTGTACATAAAGGAAGAATCCATGCAGATATAAATCAAATTCGATCGGACCAAGGTGGAACAGTAACAGGAAGATTTTCTATGAGTAATCCAAACCTTCAACAAGTACCAGCTAAAGGGGAAATAGGAAAAAGAATCAGAGAAATATTTATTCCTGAAGAAAAATGTACATGGGGGTCATTCGATTACTCTCAACAAGAACCTAGAATTGTAGTCAATTATGCATTGAAGTGGGATTTACCTGGAACTGACTCTTTAGCTGACGCTTATAGTGAAGATCCAAAAACAGACTTCCATAAAATTGTAGCCGACATGGCTAAGATTCCTAGATCTCAGGCTAAAACAATTAACCTAGGGTTATTTTATGGTATGGGAAAAATGAAATTGCAAAAAGAGTTAGGTCTTACACCTCAACAAGCACGTAATTTATTCTATGAGTATCATTCCAAGGTTCCTTTCATTAAGGAATTATCCAATGGGCTTATTGAATTTGCTGAAGAACATGAACTTATTTATACCTTAGGGGATAGATTTTGTAGATTTAATAGGTGGGAACCTTATGACAAACAATGGAATGCAGAATTAGGAAGATTTGAAATCGAAATAAAAATTGAGGAAAAGAAATATAACGAAGAAAAAGAAGAGTGGCAAACTATAACTTCTTATAAATATGAACCTGTTCCTGTCTTAACAAAAGAACAAGCTAGATTAAAATACCATGAACAATATCCAGATGATAAAGAATACACTAATTTTAATGGACATTATCGTTTAGCATTTACATACCGAGCATTAAATAGATTAGTTCAAGGAAGTGCCGCGGACATGACAAAACAAGCGATGGTAAATCTTTACAAAGCTGGTATACTCCCACACATTCAGATCCATGATGAATTATGTGTTTCTATACCGGATGAAGAAACAGCTCAGAAAGTAAAAAATATCATGGAAAATGCAATTAGACTTAGGATACCAAATAAGGTAGACTACGCGTCCGGTAAAAACTGGGGTGACATAAAATAGGAGGAACTATGGAAAAAGCGAAACAACTTTTAGCATTAGCAAAAGCTAATCCTAAAATATCTGCTGCTGTTGTAGTAGTAATTGTTGCCATTTATTTTTTAGCAACCTAAGGATTATATGTTAAATGGCTTATTTAAACGCGAACATTCCTGCCACGTATGCGCAGATAAGAAGAGAATATTTATATGACCTTTCCGGACATGTGGGAGAAGCTGAAGACTGTATTATCTTTGGCCTGGCATCGATTACAGGGCGTCCTATATTGTTTCATGCAATTATGGAAAATGGTGCTATCTTCTATCGTTTACCGATCTCTGCCTTCATACAAAGAGGCTTTGATGTCAAAGAAGTTCCTAGGACTCGCCTGGACCAGTTGGAGCTTTGGAATTGTTTTAGTTATTATCCTGCTATCACTAATTACGATATTTTAGACGGCCAATCCGGAAAATATATTGATAAAGATAAGGTCTGGCATACCGGATCCTATCTTTTCACAGTTGACTGGGCTCATCCAGAGAGTAATATAGTCGACACAGATCATTCTGAAATACCGCACGAACATAAGTGCGCACACATACTTGCCCTGGATGATGGGAACTATGCGGCACAGCCCAACAATAGATTAATTTGGAGTATTCCATCTTTCACTGTGAGAGATGAAGTTCCTAAAGATTGGAAGGTACAAACTTCCGAATGGAACGTTGAAGATACCAGTAAATGGAAAACTGAAGATAGTGACAACTACTTCTACAACATAGAGGAAACAAAAGATGAGTGACGGACCTGAAATTAAATGCAAAAATTGTAAATGCGTTTGCCACTGTGACTTAGAAGCACATTCTAATTGGGGTGGAAAACCAAGTCAATTTAGTGGGACGTGCCCTTGTAATAATTGTGAACATGAGGAAAAAGCATGAGCATAGACGAAAAAGGAACTTGCAGTACGCATACCAAAGAAAAAGAAAAATCAGGTACATGTTGTCAGGTAGACGAAAAAGAAAAAGTCCAACAACAGACGTATGAATATAAACCAAAAACAACGGGTGAAGTTATTATTGATGACACTAATGACTGTGAGTGGTGTCAATGAACGATAAACTAATCACAGCATTACTCGCTATTGTATTAGCGCTCGGAGGATGGTCCTTACAGAGATCATTTTCCTTATCACAAGACATGGTTGTGATTAAAATGAAAATTGAGGTAATACAAAATGAGATATCGAACTTTAAAAATTTTAAGGGTAAGAAGAAGGGTAAGAGAAAAAAGAAACAACATGATTAAATGGATGAAATATTTAATGTCTTGTATAATTATCGGTTTGTTATTTCTTTTTGCTGTTGGATGTAAGGGCGTAAAGCATGTTATATCAATTGAAGAACCGACCGACCATACTCAAGGAGATGACGGCGGAAAACTAAAGTATAAGCTTATCTTTGGGGATGTAAATCAAAAGGAATGACAAATTTTCCCTACGACATTCAAATGACTGGAATGTTCATCTTTATTACGCTATACCTAGTTATGGAGATTATATTTTAATGGCTGACAAGCTAATGACCTTATTAGTTGGATTGCTCATAGCCCTGGGTGGCTGGAGTCTTTCGCGTACCTTTGAACTCTCTACAATTCAAGCAGTACACGAAGATAAGGTTGATAAATTAGAAAGACAAGTTTTAAAACTAGAAGATCAAGTAGATAAGATGATGGATTCAGATGAAGATATTATGGATCAACATAAAAAATTATTTAAAATTTTAGAGAAGGAAGAGACTCCTTCAGGATATAGTTATAACTAATGCCTAAACCAATGAGAATATCAGAAGAAGCAGCCGTTCAGATGCCGATGAAAACGGTTGCCAGTTTGATCACCCTCGTCGCACTCGGGACCTGGGCTTTTTTCGGTATACAAGAAAATTTAAATCGTATGAATACTGAGCTAGAAATATTTGAAAAAGATTTAAATATGAATACAGAATTTAGAATCAAGTGGCCTCGGGGCCAAGCCGGATCGCTTCCTCAGGACCAGGAGCAATTTATGATGATCGAGGATCTTTACCGCACCACCGATCGACTTAATAAACAAATTGAGAGTATGATGAACAATAGAGTGAACATAGAATTTTTACAAAAACAAATGGATAAAGTTTTGTCTGATATAGAAAAGCTCAAGGACGCTAATAGAGAGATTCATTATAAAAATGGAAATGCAACAAACCAATGAAAATAAGAAGTAAAATATTAAAAGTTACAGATAAAATAACAAGTTGGCATTTTGCATTGTTTACATACGTTGCACAAAAGTCTAAAAAAAGCATATGGTTTACATTGCTGTTATTATTTTTAGCAGCTTATGAAATATTTGAACATTTTGTCATACCAGGTTTTTTAATATGGTGGGGGCTGTTTAAATAATGGAAGTTGTAGTAGCACTTTTAATGTTCGTAAATTTTGAAATTAAGGAACACCGTATCCAACCGTCGATGGCAATTTGCCTTCGAGGAAAACGTGAAGCGGAAAGAAACTACTCTGATACTGTGACTTATAAATGTATCAAGACTCAAGCAGAATTAGAGACTAATATTGATGGCTCAAAATCAATCAAAAAAATCGTCCTCAAATAGAAACCCCATAGCCCGCCTTTTAAAACACTTTACACCTAAGCGGTTTAAAGATAAAACAAAATACAATAGGAAAAACAATGTTTGGAAAAAAGCCTTTTGGGAGTGGAGTTAATATCAGCGCTGAAATCGTTAATGGCGTATGCCCGAAATGTATTCGGCCTACAATACTTATTTCCTTATATGAAACCATGTACAAGTGCACATCATGCGGTGAGACGTTAGAACAGAAAGTAAATGGGGTAATCAGTTATATCCCCTCTAGTCATTCCGGAGGAAATCTCCCGAGAATGCATATTTCTGCTGATGGCCCACAAGAAAGCTAAGAATTTATATGGCTATAAACATGTTAAGCGCATCCCTCGAAAACGGCCAGGGCGGCATGCAAAATCATACTGTAAGCGTATCCCCTATAGAAAACCTTCGAGAGGTCAGGGATAATGTATAAGATTTTAATATTAGCTTATTTAGTTGGGGGCGATCCCGTTACGACTCAACAGAATTTTGAAATGCAGGGGTGGTATAAAACAATGGATGAATGTAAAATTGAATTACTAAGTCAGCATCCTGATCAAAGTTTCAAAGTTATGCGTGAATTTGTGAAAGATAGTGATTTTAACTGGGATTGGCTCGTTGCAGGCTGTACCAATGAAGAAACAGGCGAGAAATATACGGTTTATCCTGAATATCCTAACGGTAAACCTTCTGAACTAGAGGGTTTATACTTTGAACTAAAAGATATGTTAATTTAATTTTCCCCTTGACATATATCCTACAATAACCTATATAGAAGGGTCGAGGACAATCGTTGTCAAATTATTGACAATGACCGGCCTGTAGAGCGAGTACGTAAGCATGCGCAGGACCCTTAACTCGGCCACGTTAGGCCATATCGGAACGTACGGGGAGCCTAACGTGATATGAAAACAGAAAGGAATTATGAGATACGAATACACAATGACGGACCAAGCAGGTAAAGAAGAAAAGGTCAATGCAATGAGCTGGAAGAAGATGTTAAAAAGCTTATTGGTAAGGAACCCTAAATTTAACGGCTCTATAACTTATAGTAATAAAAAAGGAAATGCCCAAGTCCGCATTTTTAGAGAAGGTAGACGACAAGAAAATGGAGAAAAAGGAAAAAGGTAGGAAATGGGATGGAAGATCACGACCATCTACGGATCTATATAAAAAGAATTGGAATGAAATATTTGGTAACAAAAATGTAGTTATTACTGAACCAAGTTTCGTGAGTCGAGATTATTCGAATGAAGACCCTAATAATACTATTACTAACAACGACGGGACTAGAACAGATAAAGTATCCGATAAAAGCTAGTGTTACGTGTAATGAACAGGCCGACGTGTGGCGTGAAGTAAACACCACGTATCATGAATCACGGAGCACGGACCCGAAACAACAGGGCAATTATACTAGCGATGGTAAGTTAATGATGGGTTATGTCTGTGAATAAACCTATCCTAAAAAGGGAGTAAGGATAGGTATTAAAGGTGAGAAGATCAGGGCCTACCACATTTTCGCCACAATGTCAATTAAGATTTAAATTCTTCTACACACGCAAATTTTATAAATACCTTATTAGTATTAATATAATCATCCCCCATAAGATGATATAAAGTTAAAGTATCATTGGTCCCAGTATGCATACATTCTGCCCAGGTCTGAAACTCTACATCCTTAGTGTAAGGGGGTTGGCAATTTCCATATAATGCGGAGCAAACAGTCATGGTTAAAATTATTATTTTCATCTTGACATTCTAAGGGGAAAATCCTATATTCTAATTTAATAATGAAAAGGAAAGAACATGACAGACATTAGTAAATATCGAAATGTGTCCTTAACACATGATACATATAATACTTTAGTAAAGTTATCAAAAGTTTTATTGCCTGATGCGAAGTTAAGCATCAGCAAAACAGTAGAAGCTATAGCACAAGAGAAAGCAAGAAAATTAAATGGCAAAGTTCAAACAAAAATTCGAAGCGACTGAATCTAATCAGCCTCGGACACCAGAACAAGATCTCTGGACGTCTGTGGTAAGTAAAGCGGCTCACGATGCAATCTATACTACAGATTGGTTAGAAGCCCGGAAAGCTATCGCCTGGTTTAAATCTAAAAGTGAAGACTTTGAAGAGGTTTGTGAATTGGCAGGACTTAACCATGAGTATGTTTATCGCAGAATGTTAAAGTCTCTACGCGAAAGAGAGAATCACATGGAGTATGTGAGAACAGGAAACAGATTTTATGTTAAAGGAACTATAGGCTTACCAAGAGGTGGGAAAGTTTACCACTCTCATTATCGAACAGGAATAAAAAGAGACCCTTATAAGAAAAAGAAACATTTAACTGGGAATTCATACTACGCTGCTAAACGTAAGAAAGACCCTTATTACGTTAAGATCGAAAATTAGGGGGTCGACCAAGGATATATAATGGGATATAAAGGCATTTGTCACAACTGTAAAGGAAATGGATATGTTAAAATCAATAAAAACGTTCATCAATGCTGGGTGTGTGAGTCTAGTGGCGAGATCAAATGGTCTCAAGCTAAAGTTGATGAGTTTATTTATAATACTTACTTTCGCAAGCGGCTGCAGTGAATTTGCACTGTTAGGTTCGGGAGCTAGTATAGCTGCGTCTCAAAACGCCTATACGCGAGTCTATAGTGGAGTGGATGTGCTCACCATAATGAGTACAGAGAAGGATATAAAGAAACATGTGTACGAGAACGTTAAAGAACTATATGAAAAAAGATCTTGGTAATTCCCAAGATCGTATTGCGTACATTACAGGTCTATTCGATGGCGAAGGATGTGTAACGTACTCAAATAAACCGACTCTAAGAAAAGGAAAGAAGAAAGCTTATCCATTTTGGAACATACGTTTAGAAATAGCAATGACTTGTAAAGAAACCATTCAATATGCTTTAGATACATTTGGTTGTGGACATATGAACTTTAGGGCTAAACTCCCACACCAAACAATGGATCAATGGAGATGGCGATGTTCACACAGAGACGCTTTACACTGTGCCAAAAGAATGTTACCACATAGTATAACGAAAAAAGAAAGGTTAGAAAGTATAGTTAAACATTATGAAATTAAATAAGCCTGAAAACGAAGTTAAATTTAATTATTTCCATTGGGGACCGTTTCTCTTTCATTCCACGATCTCGAAGGAGAAATGTCAAGAACTCTTAGATGCAGGGGCCGAGTGTCGGAAAGATAAAAAACTAAACTATCAAGCCAAGTTAGCGGGACACATTCGTCATGAATACGAACTGAGACCTGCGGATAAAATTGCGTCATGGCTCTCTAATTATTTTGAAGCTTACTCCATTGGTTATAATCAGTGGAGAGGTAAAGGAAGTATGAAACCGAATTTTAATCTTACAGCGTTGTGGATCAATTACATGGGTCCTGGGGAATTTAATCCTCCTCACGATCACAGTGCCGATTTATCCTTTGTGATGTATCCCGATGTCCCTCAAGAAATTATTGATGAGTGTAATGCTTTCCCTGGAACCATGCGAGGACCGGGAGGAATCTCTTGGTACTATGGAGAAGGAAACCGTCAGTGTATCTCGGTGGTGAACCAATTACCAAAGACCGGAGATATGTTTATTTTTCCAGCGTCTTTAAAGCATTGGGTCTTTCCTTTTCATTCTAAAGTTGAACGAGTCTCGGTTTCTGGAAATGTCTTATTTGACCAAGATTCAAGGATGAATTATATGGGGCCCGTGGAGAACAAGAAGAAATGAATAGAGAAGATGATGTCGGAAAAGTATACGACATGTTCTTTGAGGGTGCCATGCATTTACTCAATGAACATAGACTCCCTGTGGAACTCATTGCTGGTACCATGATGGCTATTGCACAAAGACTTTATAAGACTCATTTAGATGAGGACGAATACGAAGCTATGATGGATCAAATACGAGAAGCTCGTATTGAACCCTATGGCACAGAGAAAGTGAGGATACATTGAAAGACATTATACTAGCCTGGATCGAACGTGTCTCGGGAAAGATTAACAACTGGGCCTGGGATAAACGATGGAAGTATCGAGAGCATCATCAATGGATTGATGGCTATCGTAAGTGGAGCGAACTTAAAGATAAGGGAGTTGTGAGCGATAAAGTTAAACTGAAAGATCTTAAGAAGCGATGTCCTCACAATTAGATAAGTACAAGGCGGGGAGTAAAAAGATAGTTAAAGTGAATAGGGGGAAGAAGTCCCCCAAACGCGAAGTGGGTCGTAAATGGGATGGTACGTCGCGGCCCTCGACTGATGATTATAGAAAGAACTGGAATGAAATTTTTAAAAATAATATGGGAAACGATTAAGAGTATTATTCTCATGACGGGATTTATTCTTTTTATTATCGGTTGGTGTATCGTGATCTTTTTTCTATGGATTTATGATGCGATCTTCGGGGGCTGGGAGAAATGAAAGATCCCCAGACAAAAGCATTAATAATGGAAACAATATTTTAGAAGAATGTATACGCAACTAGCTTATATTGCCGGATTCGTGGATGGAGATGGATGCATTCATGTAAGTAAAAAACGTCATGACTCGAGACTTGACGTTGCGGTCACTGATTTTGAACCTGTGCAATTCATTGCCGAACATCTTAATAAAAAGATGAATATGAAGTATGAAAAAAATTCCCCTTTTAACGCTAAACCTCGATATTGGACAAAATGCTCGGGATTTGATTTGCTTCCTCATCTTAAAAGTCTACTGCCCTTTTTAGTTGAAAAAAGAAACAAAGCTTTTAGCATTCTTAAACAATATAATGCGTATGAAGACTTTCCCTACCTACAACATACTCGGGAAGAATTTTTTGCCTGGTTGGCTGGTTTTTCTGAAGCAGAAGGTCATTTTGGAGCTAGAAAAAGAAAAATATCACAGCCCAAAAGAACCACACCCTCCGGTAAAAAAATCTATGATCACACGGAGACTTTCTATCAACTCGTCAACACGAATGAGAGTCTCATGAATTATGTTTTATGTAAACTTAGAGACTATGGTATCACAAAAAAAATGAAGTATAACACATTAGAACGAGGTGCAAGAATGTGCCCAATTACCAAGAAAGTAATTGTCCGAAAACCTATTCATTGTATTTTTCTTGGAGGAGGAGACGCTTTATTACTTTATAAAGAGATTTATCCCTTTATGAAAATTAAAAGGAAAAAAGATAAAATTACCGAATCGATTATGCTTTCGAAAAAAAGAAGATATAAACACAAAAGGCTCAAAGAAGCTTTAAAACACTATGAAGCAGAATAAAAAATATAACTATCACCAGGGTACACGGAGCACGGACCATGGAACACGGATCTATAACATAGC